TCGGGTTGCGGTCTTTCGAGATCACCATGAATTCGCTAATGTCGGCGGGAGTAACCATGTAATTGACTTCCGCTCGCATCCCGATTTTAATTTCGCTGTATTTCATCGTCTTTCTCCTGTTTGCATTGGCAGCCGGAAATGGTGCATTCCTCAATCTTGAGCATGGCCCAGGACCGAAGATAGCAGGCCGGCCTCGAGTCCGTATTTGGTTGTTCGGCCGCTTTATCGTGCGGCAATGCGCACATTTATTTGATCCTCGTTATCCTGACGGTGCATTTTGCGAGGCCGCCTGGCAACCATTTCGCCGTGTGGGCGATCGATGGTACCTGATATCGAAAAACGCGCTGCGCGTCCTTCTCAGCGGCTCTCATGCCATCCCAAACGCGATTGCGGGGGACGATGCGAGACGCCTCGCACCAAACGTAGTTAAATGGCCGGCCCGTCGTGCCGAATTTCATCGTCTTCGCTCCTGTCCCTGGTGGCCCGTAGAATTTCAAGGGTCCAATGTGAATACACTTCGCAGACGATGCCTCGCCGTCGTTGTTCCGCTTCGAGCCATTCGTGCTCTGATTCTCGGATTAGTGGGGGAATGAATTTCACGAGTTCACCCATGATGTTTACCCCAATGGTGCAGGATGCCGAAAAAAGCGGCGATCCTGGCGATGAATCGGATTGTGCGCCCATGCCGGCGGTATGCGCCGAATACAAGGGCTTTTTCTTCGCGTGTGGTCATTTCATACCCTCCTAAACAACAACGATTCCCATCTCGACAAGCTCTAACACTCGGTCGATTGCGTACCCTTTGGCAAGGCAAAGAGCCGTTTCTTTGTGGATCAAGTTCGAATCGCGGTATACGTGAAACGGGGCGTCAGAATCGCCGCGATACTCGATCCGGAATGGCGTGCCGTTTAGGATCAAAACGCCTTCGGATGTGTTAACCCAGAATGTGTTTAGATTGTCTCTGCTAATCATTCCATGCTCTCCTGTCTCTGAATCATCATGGCGATGACTCGGTTCTGTTCCTCGATAATTTCGCGGTAGGCGACGATCGCGCTTTCGTGTCGCGCGACGATGCCGAAAAGGATTATCAGAAATTCAATTTGGGTCATCAATGATGCCTCGGACCATCGCGCCGAGCTGTTGCGGCCATCGCGCGGCCATGCATCCTAGCAGGTGATCGGTGCTAATGATCTTGCTGGCGTGATACCAGCGGTTGACCTTAGCGGGTGTGCATTCTAGCCCCATGTCTTGGAGCCGGCGGGCGAGCCCGACTTGTGAAAGTTGGGCATCGCGGAGAAATTGGGGGAGTGGGTTTATTGGCATTTCTACATTGAACCTTCTGGTTTTTCCGGATAGTTGGGAGTGGTCAAGGATTCCTTGACAACTATTTGTGTAGCTATGCGTCGGCGTGCATTAGTGCGCTGGCAAAATCCATCATGGCTTGCATTGCCCGTTCGCGTGTCTCAAAGAGACGGCCGCTCAGTTCGTGGCTGTCTTTGATAAGACCAGCCCAATATCCGCCGATTTGTTTTATGTTCCCGTTTTCATCGAAATCGCAGTTTGGTTCTAAATAGAACCTTGTGTTAAGGAATTTAAAATATTCGGTTTTCATCGTCTTTGCTCCTATCGTGGGTTGAAAAGTACTAAAAGAAATGGGAGCCCGAAGGCTCCTAATTGTTCAGGGCAACTAGATGGGGCGCCCATGTTTCCACGTCGTTTGACGGACGACGCCGCCAAAATCGCGGTAGAAAAGCCGGAAGCGGCCATCGGCGAACCATGCGCCGGCCTTGCCATGCTCTGCAGCATGCTTGCGGGCCGCCGTTGCGATGTTGAGGCCGCCTCGAGCCCAGTCGCGTCCAACACGATTATGGAAGCCGTCGAGGCGAAAGTTGATGGTTTGCATGGGGAAAACCTCCATTGCAAGGGGTTGATGTTAAATGTTTAAAAGAACCTTGCTTTGCGGTGCGGTGGCTATTGCCTGGTTCAGAGCGCCTTATGATTATGATTATACACGCGGCGGGGATGGTGTCAACAAGGAAAATGTATGCGATGGATATTTCTTTATGGTTGATGCAGGGGTCTGGCGCTGACATAATACCGCAAAAGGCGATTGGCGCTCTCTGATTCAGATCGCCGTCTAAGACCCTGCGGGGCAGGCCACTTTCGGGTGGCCTTTTTTTATTCACAATCAACACGTTAAAACCCATCCATTGATTTTATTGCAAAATCCTGTCAAGCCTTAAATTAGCTGCCGTAGGTGTGATTTATCAAATACTTACCGATTCCGCCGCCACCTGTTTCCAAAATGTCATGCTATGCATACCTTTACCGAGCGGAGCGCAACGCCGCGTAGCCGGAATGTGTGATTGACGCACGGTGCCGGCCCAAAGTATAAAGGAAGTGAACGCAGGCCCCCCTGCACCACCCAGATTTTGGTGAGTTTTATGGCAACCAGCCGCAAGCCGCATCGCATAGCCGACGAAGGACGCGACGCCATGAGGGCCGGTTTGTCAATGGCCGATGTGCCGTACCAAACGCCAGCCGCTCGAGACGAATGGCGCCGGGGATGGCAGATGCAGGCGGCGATGGAGACGTTGAAGGCACCCGCCGAAAAGCGCAGAAAAGAGGATGTCGCGTGATGTTCCACGCAGGAGACCCCGCCAAGGCATGCCGCAAGGCTCCGGATTGGCTTTTGGATGTGAAAAAGAAGGTGGATGAGAAGATGGCGGATGAAATGCTTACGGCCCTGACAAGGTTTCCTAACTTGTTGTCGGACAAGGATCGCGATTTTAATCCTGTGGTCCCACTGTGTAGCTCTGACGATATTTGGGAGCATCGCGGCGTGGCAGAGGTTCATGTTGCGGATGATGCCGACGCGTCGAGCGCCGCTCAACGGCAGAAAGCCGAATGATGCCAGCCGGTCGGCCGACAACGTACAGACCTGAGTACCTGACGCAACTTGATGAAATCAGCAGGCGCTCGCCAGATATGTCGATCGTTCAAATAGCGGTCGAAATGGATGTGTTGCGTGAGTCTTTATACGACTGGGCCGAGCAAAACCCCGAATTTTCTACAGTTTTAAACAAGGCGCGGCAAAGGTCTGAAGCGTATTGGGAAGGACGCGGACAGCAAGGCATCGATGCGGACAAATTTAACACCGGGCCCTGGTCTCTGATAATGGCGAATCGGTTCAAGTGGGCCTCGAACTACAGCAACAAGACTGAGGTGACGGGCGCTAACGGGTCTGACCTTCTCGGTGGGTTGCTGTCGGCTATTTCCCAAAGTACTGGCAACATTCCCTCGGATGATAAATGAAGGCTGCCGAGCAAGTCTCTGCCCTGGAATCAATCCTGGGTGATCGCAAGCGGCGGATACAAAGCCTTTACAAGATCCGAGATAAAAGCGGTGCCGTTGTTCCGTTCCGCCTAAACTGGGCACAGGAACGGTTATTCGATGAGATGCACTACCTCAATATTATCCTCAAAGCTCGCCAACTTGGGTTTTCGACGTTCATTCAAATCTTCATGCTAGACGCGGCGCTGTTCCGTGATAACACGCGGTGCGGCACGATCGCGCATACCCGCGAGGCTGCGGAGGATATCTTTGGGAATATCGTGAAGTTTGCTTATGACAATCTCCCGGATGCGATAAAAGCGTTGAGGGCGGCTACGCAGGATAGCGCGCGGAAGCTTCAGTTTTCTAACGGCTCGTCTATCCAGGTCGGGACGTCGCTGCGGTCTGGAACGTTTCAGTATTTGCACATATCCGAGTTCGGTAAGGTGTGCGCTAAAGACCCCGGCAAGGCGCAAGAGATCGTGACGGGTGCGCTTAATACGATTGAGGCGGGGCAAGTCGGATTTATCGAGAGCACTGCGGAGGGGCGCGAGGGGCGGTTCTTCGAGATGTGTCAAGATGCTCAGATTGCTGCCCGATCGGGCGCGAAGCTAACGCCACTAGATTGGAAATTCTTTTTCTTCGGGTGGCATCAAAACCCAACATATGCGATTGAAAGCGATGGCGTTGTTTCTAAGGCCATCGCCGAATATAGGGCGAAGCTTGCTAGCGGTGGGATCGATCTCACCGACGCGCAAATTGCTTGGTACGCGAAAAAGAAACAGACGCAGCAAGATGATATGATGCGCGAATTCCCGTCGACGGCGGATGAGGCGTTTCACGCCAGCGTCGAAGGCGCCTATTATGCGACACAGTTCGCGCGCATTGACGAGGACAAGCGCGTTCGGTCACTGCCCGTTGCGGACGGGACGCCAGTACACACACTATGGGATCTCGGCCTCAACGATGAAATGTGCATTTGGTTTTTGCAGGTCGTCGGGCCGAATTGGCACTTGATAGATTTTTACAAAAACACGGGCGAAGGGTTGGCGCATTATGCTCAATATTTACAAGATGTTCAGCGGCGCCGGGGGCTCGTCTATGGCCGGCACCTATGGCCGCACGATGGGAACGCGCGCGTGTTGGATGAGCGAGGCCGGAAGCGCGCGGACATAATGGCGGGTCTCGGCTACCGCGTTGATATTGTGAAACGCAACACGAGTGTCCTGGCGGGTATCGAGGACGTCCGGCGCGTTCTTTCAATCTGCTATTTTGACGAAGAGCACTGTTCGGAAGGTGTCGCAGCGTTGCGCAGCTATCGCAAGGACTGGGATGATAAGCTCGGCGTGTTTAAGAATCACCCTCGCCATGATGCGAGCAGCAATCCGGCCGACGCCTTCCGCACGGGGGCCGAGGGGCAAGCAATGTTGGGCGGGCGGCGGCGTGGCCACGTTATTCCGGAAGGTGCGCATGGGTTCAGTTGAGTATTGGCTAGAAGAAAACGGTGCCGGTAAGTTCTCTGATCATTCACATTTTGTTGAATGGCTGTTCAAAGACGCTGTTTCGAGCACGATAAAGCAATCGCTTCTTCGGCAGTCGTTAGCGACAATTGACAGCGCGAGATTCGATTGTTTACGCTTGGTTAATAGGAACATATACCGGTTAATTGTGACTTGCTGCGTTAACGGTCGCGAATATAAGGTTTATTCTGATCTTTCTTATTCTCCGTGTTCTAAGTTCGAGGTTGGAAAGCTCCCGCATCTTTTGGCGTGGTTCAAATATAAGGCTTCCAAATTGGTTCAAGAGGATGACCCTTGCGACGAATGGCCGGCGGGTGCGCATGGGTTCTCTTAGGTTGGCATACACCCTGGCGGTCGCCAGCGTCTTTGTGTGCGGTCTCAGTCTCATAGCGCGAGGAGGGTTGCATTTGATGGGAATAAATGCAATTGTGCTAGGTACGGTTGCCCATATCTCGGGTTGGGCGTTTATTATTTCCTTGGCTGTGATAGGTGCGATAAATGGGCGGCGCGATTAAGAAGATATTCAGCCCCTCAAAGCCTAAGGCTCCCCCGCCGGCTCCCCCGCCTCCGCCTCCGCCGACCGTGACAGATGCGGAGATGGAAGCGGAGAACGAGCGCAAGCGCGCGGCCAAGCGTCGCGGCGCCGCTGCATCGATCCTAACCAGCGAACAGGGCCTCGGTGGGAACCTCGGCGCGGTGTCGTCGACACAGGCGCGCGGGGCAACCGCAACCATTCTGTCGGGCGCAAGGTAATGGAATACGCAGATGACGCGCTAAGGCTTTGTCGCATCCAGCAAGGCATGGAGAACAAGAGGCGCCATGCCGAAAAGTGGTGGGAGGAATGCTCGCGCTTGGTTCTTCCGTCGTCTAACTCGTTCACAGATGCCGTTCTGCACTATGGCGAAGGGCAAACATACCTTTACAACTCGGTTGCTCCCGGCGCGTTGTCCAAGTTCTCGGCGGCGATCGAACACATGCTTACGCCGCGCGGGCAGCGGTGGCATGGCCTGGTCGCGCCTCAGCGTGCTGGGGAAATGGGCGAGTCATGGGCCGTGGAACAGTTCTTCGAGGACGTGACGGATCGGCTGTTTGAGCATCGCTATTCCGGACGCGCTAACTTTGCGGGGATGCAACACCAGGTTTATGAGAGTCTGGGCGCGTTCGGCAACGGAGCGAAGTACATAGAGCCGGATCTAGGGCGCGGTGGGATCAAGTATGCCTTCGTTCCGACATCTGAACTCTACGTTGCATACGATATGTGGGGCAAACTTGCGCGTGTGCATCGTCGGTACAAGCTCGAATACCATGCGGCGCGCGCGGAGTTTGGAAAGGATGCTCTCCCGACTGAGCTAAACAAGCAAGGTGCGAAAGATCCGTTTATTGATGTCGACTTGCTGCACGCGGTTGAACTGAACGAAGGGCGTGACTCGGCGCGGGCGGACGCGAAGGGGATGCAATGGGCATCCTGGCATGTGATCATGCGCTCTGGAGAGAAAAAGGTCATGCGGCGTGGTGGATACCGGACCATGCCTTACGTGTTCTCTCGCTATGCGGTCGGCGATGGGCAGACTTACGGGTTCGCTCCCGCGTTGCAGGCGTTGGCTGACATCCGTATGCTTAACGTCATGGATCACGGCATGATCAAGGCCGGCGATAGGGCCGCGCGCCCGCCGCTGCTGGCGAGTGACGATGACCTGTCGATGCCTCCGGTTCTCAAGGCTGACGCGATCAACTATGGCTGGCTCGATGCCGCTGGCAACCCAAAGGTGCGGCCGTTGGAATACTCGGGGCGATACGATATCGGCCTCGATATTCGGCAAGATCGCGTTCAATCGGTAAATGACTTTTTCTTGGTGACGCTGTTTCAGATCCTCGTTGAATCGCCGACCATGACGGCAACAGAGGTCTTGGAGCGCGCGGCGGAAAAGGCGACGTTGTTGGCGCCGACCATGGGCCGGTTGCAGTCGGAGGACCTTGCGCCATTGATCGAGCGTGAGATTGATTGCCTTGATGAAATTGGCGACATGCCTGAGATGCCTATGGAGGTGCAGCAATTCGGCGGCGTTTATGATGTTGAGTACCGCTCGCCGCTGGCCCGGATGCAGCGTGCTGAGAACGGTTCGGGCATCATGCGCGGCCTTGAGGTTGCGCAAGCGCTGGCCATGGACGGCAATTTCGCGGCTCTCAAGCGCATTAAACGCAGCGAGACGTTGGAAGAAATATGGAAAATGCACGGCGCACCGTTGGATCTTCTGTACTCTCCCGAAGAATATGAAGAGATCCTGAAGGCTGAGGCGGAAGCGGCGGAAGCTCAACAGATGATGGCGGCGGCTCCGGGGCTGGCTAAGGCGGCTAGGGATGGCGTCGAGGCTGAGAACGCTGCGGAGATGGGGGGCGCGGATGTCTAGAGAAGCGTTTCAGCGCGCTCTTACATCCATGGGGAGGCTGACGCCTGATGGTTCGGCGATCCTGGCCACGGTGCGGGACCACGCTTTCGGGCTTGTTCGATCGGCCAAGACTGACGCGGAAGCGTGGCGGGCGATTGAGGCTATGAGAATCTACCAAATGATGTATTCCACAACCATGAGTGAAACCGATGAGTGAAGAAGCGGCGAATGTCGAAGCGGCTCCCGTTGAATCTCAGGAAGCGCCGGCCGGGGCGAGTGCGTCTATCCTGGCAGAAAGCCATCCCGCGCCTGAGGTCAAAATCCCTGAGTGGGCCGCGTCGTGGGAAAACAAAGAGCTAGCCGAATGGGTCGCGAAAAAGGGCGCTGATGATCCGTCGAAGCTGGCGGAGAGCTACAGGAATCTCGAAAAGCTTTACGGACACAACAAGGCGGGTCGCACGGTCATCAAGCCCGGGGAAAAGGCGACCCCCGAGGAGATGCGGGAGTATCGCGCCAAGATAGCCGAGCCGTTCGGCGGCATTCCTGACAAGCCGGAAGGGTATGAACTGCCCGTGCCTGATGGTGACGATGGGGAGTTTGCCAAGTTCATTTCTGCCAAGGCGCATGAGGCGGGCATTCCCAAGGCTGACCTGGCGGCGATGGCGGAGGCCCATGGGGAGTACGTCCAGCAGGTCATGGCCAAGACGCAAGAGGCGCACAACGCCGAGCGCGCGGAATGGGTCAAGGAATACGGCGGCATCGATAGCGAGAGCTATAAGGCGTCGTCTCTGCTGGTCGATCGCGGCGCCGTGTTCTTGGGCCTGGATGACCAAGCGGCGGCGGGCTTGGCCAATCACATTGGGCCGAAAGCGGCGCTAGAAATGTTCAGGCGTGTCGGCGAAGCGCTTGGGCAAGACAAGATGCCGACGGGCGCGGGGTCTGCCGGATACGAGGCGCCGGCCGCGAAGCTCGAAAGGTTGCGCAATGATCCCACGTTCCGGGGCAAGCTGACTGCCGGCGATGGCGAGGCGAAACGCGAGTGGGATGCAACGCTATTGCAAGTTGCAGCGGAGCGTGATAAACAGTAGGAAAGTATTCAGGCGATAAGCATTTATGCCCGTCTGACGGTGGGAAAGACCACGGCTTAGAGTCGCGAGCCTATCGCGGCAATCTGGAGCCCGAACAGGACAACTCCGATGCAAAGGTGTAAATCTAGGCAACGGAGTTTTTCCTATGTCAAACGAGTGGTTTTCGACACTTCGAACGATTGAGTTCAAAGAAAATGTGCAGATGTTGCTCCAAGATAAGGGCGGCAAGCTGCGGATGCACGTTGACACTGATCGGATTAGCGGCGCCAAGGAAGCCCGCGTAGTCGAGCAGTTCGGCGAAATGGCTGGCCAGATCGTCACTGAGCGGTTTGGCGAAACCCCCAACATGGCCCTGCCGACCGATGCGCGTTGGATCGTCCCGCGTCACATCGAGGCCGGCAAGTGGATTGATCGTTTCGACCAGCGGTCGGTGCGCACTGACGTTCAGTCGCCAATCGTTCAGGCGACCGTTAACGCTATCCGTCGCTTGGAAGATAACGAGATCCTCAGCAAATTTTTCTCGACCGCCTTGACTGGTGAGACTTCCGCCAGCAACTCGACTGCGTTCGATACTGATAACGTTGTCGGAATTGATGTCGGCGGGGATGACACCGGGCTGAATCATTCGAAGATCCGCAAGGGCCTTGAGATCCTGATGGGCAACGAAGCGGACATCTTCGATGCTTCCGATCCGGTTTGCATGATCATCGGTGAGGCTGAGTGGAACGCGCTGTTTGGCGAAAGCTTCACCACGTCGGCAGACTACGTTAATGGTCGGCCGATCGAGACTGGTCGTTTGCCGGGTCTCTACGGTGTGAACATGATCCCGTTCAGCGAGGCGCGCTTGCGCAACTTCGACGGCGGGACTGGCTTCTACAATGCCACGGCGACGGCTCTTGAATTGCCGATGTGGAAGAAGTCGGGCATGTACACCGGCATCTGGGAAGACCTCGAAGCTGAGATCCTGAAGCTGAATAGCCGCAAGGGTATCCCGGCGCCGTACGCCTGCCAGACTCAGGGCACGACTCGCACGGAAGAGGCTAAGGTCGTCAAAATCCAGTGCTATCGCGCTTCCTAATCTGGCCAGTAAGGAGTTACTAAAATGGCTGTTCTCGCTCTTAACTCTACCCAAGCCGGGTATTTCACGAGTGGCCCGACGAATGGGCAGCTCGTGGATCCGGTCGACTACGTTGGCAAGCTGGAGTTTCTCTGGTTTGACTTCGTAAACGGCGCTGTCGCTGGTGACGCTAATAGCACGGTGACGCTGTGCTACCTCCCTGCTGGCAAAATCCGGGTGTTCGGCGGTCTCTCGATCGTCCAACACTCGGCCTTCGGCGCCTCGCGTGTTGCTGATGTCGGCCTCCCGGCATATACCGAACGCGACGGTACGGCGGTCACCGCTAACGAGGATGCGTTTCATTCGGCGGCTGACATTGCCACGGCGGGCGCGTTTGCTCCCAAAGACGAGATGGGTGCCGACGAGACCTTGATCGTTGATAGCCGCGCGCCTGTTGCGGTTGTCCTGAAGTGCGAGGCGGGCACGATCCCCGCCGATGCTGAGTTGCACGGCTTTATCGTCTTTGCTCGGCAGTAAATGACTGGGCTTCCCCGGCCGCTGTAGCGACACGGCGGCCGGTCGCCTTGTGAGGGTGATTAATGGCCAGCCAAGTCGAGATCTGCAATTGGGCATTGACGGCGTTGGGCGTCGATCGGATCACGTCCATTACGGAAGACCGCAACCAAGCGCAAACGCTCAATAGCCTATGGGATGTCGTGCGGCGTGCCGAACTGTCGGGCAATCCCTGGGCCTTTGCCAAGCGGCTGGCGACGCTGGCGGCGCTATCGAACGACACGCCTCCGCATAGCTTCTCCACGTATTACCAGCTTCCGGCGGGCTTTCTCCGCCTTGTCGAGATTGGCGACCGCAAGTCGAATGGGCTCTATTGGTCGAATTGGGTTTATGGCCGGATCTATGACATATACGGCAACCGCATTGCGACCGACTTGGAGGCGCCGTTAGACGTTACATACATTGAAGATGTCGAGGATACGGGCCGCTGGTCGGCGTTGTTTGCGCAGGCGATGGCCGCTTCTTTGGCCGTTTCCGCGTGCGTCTCGCTAACAGAGAGCGGGAGCAAGCTCGAATCGGTCACGCGTTGGTATAACGAATCGGTGGCGAACGCGCGCCGGCAGAACGCGATCCAGCTTCCGCCTCGCCAGATCGGTGGCGATGACGAATGGTCGCAATCGCGTTGGGTGTATGGCGCCGGATATCGCGGGTTCGATGAGCAATAATGCCTAGAGCTACGCCTATAATCCTAAACTTTAACGGCGGAGAGGTTTCTGGTCTCCTAGATAGCCGCATCGATCTTGAGATTTATCAGCGGTCGTGCAGACGTCTTGAAAACTTTATTCCGTTGCGGCAGGGGGCGATAACCAAGCGACCGGGCACGTATTTCGTCAAGCCGACAAAGACGGGCTCGGCGCGGTCCTGGCTCGGTCGGTTCGTGTTCAACCGGACTGACGCGTATATCCTTGAGTTTGGCAACCAATATATTCGGTTTTATACGCAAGGCGGGCAGGTGCAGGATGGCGCATCGCCGCTTGAGGTTGCCTCGCCATGGACAACGGCGGATCTCACAAACGGGGACGGGGCTTTCGCGCTTCGGTGGGCGCAAGAGGGCGATATTCTCTGGTTGTTTGGCGGCAATCGATCGCCCCGGAAGTTATCGCGGCAAGCCGCAACGTCGTGGACTCTTGAAGAATTCTTGCCGGAAGATGGGCCATTCCTCGAAAAGAATAAGACCGACACGACGGTTTCGATCTCTGCCGCGACTGGCGACGATCTGACCATAACCGCGTCGGCGTCCATTTTCACCGCTAACCATGTCGGGTCTTTGTTTCGGATTTGGGATGATAACAAAAACAAAACAGCGCCATGGGTAACGAACAAGTCTGTTTCGACGAATAACCTTCGCCGATCGGATGGAAAAATTTACCGTGCCGTTGCTGGGGGAACGACGGGCGCGGACAAGCCTACGCACGAGGAGGGTGTCGGCAGCGACGGCGCGGTTGAGTGGGCGTTCGTGCACGCTGGTTATGGCGTTGCGCGGATAACGGCGGTGGCGTCTGGAACGTCTGCAACGGCGGATGTGCTAACCGAGATGCCGGCCGAAGTGGTAACCGGGGTCACTCCAACAAAGACCTGGGAGTTCGGCGCGTGGTCCACGGAGGCGGGATGGCCGTCGAGCGCGGCATTCTATCGCGGGCGCCTTGCTGTCGGTGGCGGGCTGCGGCGTTGGTTTTCGGGCGCTGATGATTTCGAGAGCTTCAAGGACCGCACAGCGAGCGAGGTGCTGGACTCTGACGGAATCACGATCCGCACAAATGGTGAGTTCGTGAATCGGTCTCATAATCTTGTAGCGGCTGGTGACCTAGTCGACCTGACAGACGGCGCCGAGGGGCTAATCAAGAAAATCACCGACTCCGACCCATTTGCGCCGGATAACGTGCAGTTCACTGAAACGACGGCATACGGTTCGCGCGATATCCGGGCGGTCCGCGCTCACGACCGCGTGTTGTTTGTCGACCGCACGGGCGTTGTGGTCCGCGAGATTTATTATTCATTCGAGACAGATAGCTTCAAGGCTGCGGATCTCGCCAAGTATGTCGCGCGGGTTGCTCGATCGGCGATTGTAGATGTGGCGTGGCAAGGTTCCCCGGTCGACTGTATGTGGTTTGTCCTGGCTGATGGGCGCCTGGCATCGCTGTTGTACGATCCGAACGAGGGGATTGCGTCCTGGCATTACCATGTTTTGGGCGGCGGTTTGCTGGCTGAGGCAGTCGAAACCATTCCGAGGTCTGACACGGGCGGCGATGAGGTTTGGTTGCAAGTCAAAAAGGATGCGTCGACGCGGTGGGTTTTGCGGATGGCGGACTTGTGGGAAGAAGGCGACGCGCGAGACGATGCTTTCTTCGTCGACGCTGGCCTGACTTATGACGGATCGGCGGCAACCGTGATTTCCGGCCTGGATCACTTGGACGGCGAAACGGTCGCGTACCTGGCGGACGGCGCTATTCAGGTCTCGCCAGCGAACAGGCCAACCGTGACAGACGGATCGATCACAATCAAGCGCGCGGCGTCGACGGTTCATGTCGGCCTGCCGATCTCTTCGTACATGCAGCCGATGTATTTCGAGGCCGGGGCGGGTGAGGGGACTGCCCAGGGGCGCAAGAAAGGGCTGTATGAGCTTTACCTGAGGGTCATGGAGACGCGCGGCCTTCAGGTTGGGCCGGACGAGGCCCGGCTTAAAAGCGTTGATAGGCGCGATCCTGCGACGGTTATGGGCACGGCCGAGGCGCTGGATACCGGGCTAATCAAGGTCGAGGGGATGTCACGAGACTACCCGGAAGATGCGACGTTTCTTTTATTCCATGATGAACCCGTTCCTGCTAATGTGCTGGCAGCAATTGTGAAGATAGTCACAAATGACTGATTTTGTTCTCAGGCCGTTTCGTTTCAGTGATCCGATGGGGTTCACCCCTCGTGCGTCTCAATCGGATTGGCGCGATATGAATTTCGGATTGATGTCCATGCTCTTGAACAAGGGGCAGATGTGGACGGGGGAATTACACGGGCGTGTCTGTGGCTTCGGCGGGGCGATCCCGAAAGACGGCTGGTTGTTTCTCCTTATTATATCGGATGATCTCGCTGCGCGACCGCTGACGCTGACAAGGGCGGTCGATGGATGGATGCAGACGGTTAGACATCTGACGAACGTGTGGACGCATACGGCGATTGGCAACGGCACTGAAGCGCGATGGGTCTCGCGTCTTGGGTTTAAGTGGATTCGGCGCCTTGATACGGCGCATTTGTGGGAGCTTCCGTGATGGGAATCGCTGCGGGTCTCCTGGCTATTAGAAACACAATGGGCGCCATTGATAGCATTTGGCAAGGCTATCAGGAGGCTGAAAACCTAAACGCCCAGGCGTCGACGCTTGATCGGCAATCAGAGATCGATCGGCAGAATAAGCAGATTGTCGCGGAGCAGGGCACGGCTGAACAAGGGATGCGGGCGCGGCGGGCGCGCGGCGTCATCGGCTCTCAGCGTGCGGCGTTGGCGGAAAGTGGGGTTGTGTCCAGCGAGGGCAGTGCGCTTGATACGTTGGAGCAATCGGCGGTTGAGGCTGAACTTGAGCAACTGACTACGATCTATAACACTGAGTTGCAAAAGCGTGGACTGCAAAATCAGGCTGACATGTCCAGGTTCAACGCCAAGCGCGCGCGGTCGGGCGCGTCCAAGGCGATCATTGGCGGGTTCATTGGCGGAGCGAGCGCTGCGACCGGCGCAGCGTCTAATTTCTACCGTCCATCACTGAGGCCTGCTGATGGAGCATCTTGATTTATGGATAAAAACTAATGGTTGCGCGAATCCCAAGCTTTAAGAACGAGACGCTACCGCAAGGGCAAGTTGCAAGCGGCGGAACTGGCGTTGTCCGCCAGCCGACCATATCGCTTGATCCAGCGGCGGAAGCTCTAAAAACGGCTGGACAGCGAATCCAGTTACGGGATGACGCCGTTAACCGCGCCAAGGCTGTGACGGAGTTCAACGAACAGGCCGCGTCGGAATTCGAGCGGATGCGCGTTGAGCGTGATTTTTCAAGCCGTGAGACGGCGCAGGAATACATACAAAGGCTCGACAAGATCAAGGCCGATGCGCTCGGGAAATATAGGCTATCTCCCGACGGCGCGGCACAGCTTGATAGCACGCTAGAGGGGTTGCGTGGGCAGTATCGCCGATCGGCGGCCCAAGAGCGGTTAGAAGCGCAGAAGCGCGTTGTAAACACGGCGCTTGATCAGGCGCTATCCGGCATGGTCGCCAGCGTCTACCAAGATCCAGACAGCATTCATGATAACCTATTAGACATGAATGATGTTCTGAGCGGATACGCAGGCGCCCTGACGCCAGATGAGGAGGTCGCTTTTCGCACGGTTGCACGCAACACGATGACGGTCTCCGCATTCGAAAGCATGATGGACAGCGGCGATCTGGATTCAGCCGAGGCGCTGATCGCGTCTACTCCGAATGAATTTCTTTTGCCTGATAGTCGGTTGCGCCTTGAGCAAGAGTTGCGGAAGGCGCGGAACGATGAAAATGCTGTGGCGCAGCGGCTATCCTCGCAATTCAAGGCAATGGAGGGTGTCCTCGGGCGTCCTCTCACGCGCGGCGAAAGAGCCATCGCGATGGGCATCGCCGCGCCTCAGTCTGCGCCCGCGCCTACCGCCTTGATGCAGAATTTAGCCGCTGCTGGATTGCAGCCTGGCACGCCGGAATACCGGCAGGCGATGATTGAGAGCGTGAATAAGCCAAACGCTCAGGTAAATGTGAACATGCCGGGAGAGGCGCCGTTCGGATCGGCCGGGCTTGAAGATCGGGTTGAGAAGGCGAACGAGAAGGCGCAAAACGCAAGCCAGCTTAATTTCATGATGGAACGGGCTGGCGATCTTATTGCGAGCGGCGCATCAACGGGCGCTACGGCCGGAAGCGAGGTGTTCTTGCGGAACATGGCCCAAAGCCTTGGTTTGCCCGTAGACGAAAAGACCCTGGCGGATCAAGAGGAGTTTAGGCAGCTTTCGAATCAAGTTGTGCTTAAGCTGGCTGAAAACCTTAGTGGCGTTTTGTCTGATCGCGACATGCAAGTCTTGCGCGAAAGCTCCGTTGATCTCGGGACAAGCCCGGAAGGCAATATCCGAGCAATCGCCACGATGCAAGCGGCAAGTTCGGTCGCGGCAGATAACGCCAAGCGCTTGCGGCTCGCCCGCAACGCCGAAGAGGCGTCTAAAATAGAAATGGATATCATGGAGCAGGAGCCGCAGGCGCTTATGGAACGGCGAGACGAGATTGCGACCGAGATTAGGGCGCGGCGGGCTGCGACAACAGGGGCGCTCGATCCTGCGGCGACTCAGGGGGTTACGGTTGACATGGTTTCATCTTGGACGCCAGAGCAGGCGAAAAAGTACATTGCCGACGTGCAGGCGGCGGGGACTGGCGACATGTTGCCTCCCGACGTGATTACAAAGCTCATGGCCATTGTACGGGGTGAATCGCCATTAAGTGGGAGGGCCGCCGGTGGCCGATGACACTCAAGAGGCGGCAATCAGTTTCGATCAGCTCGCGGCGGAAGCGGGTGTCGTTCAGCCGACGTTTAATGATTTGGTAAAAGCGACCCGCCCTGAGCCGGTTAATTCGGCGCTCGATTACATCCGGGGCCTTGGCGACGCCATTCAAAACGGCATGACGCTAGGTTTTAAGGATGAGGTGCAAGCGCTTGGCGGCATGGTCGGGACAACGCTCGGCAGGCTGATAAATGGCGAGGAAATCGGCGACATTGGGACTCTGTACGATCAGGAAGTTGCTGTCGCGCGCGAGACGTCGAAGAGGTTCAAGAAAGAAAGCCCGATTTCATCGCTTGTCGGCGAGATTGGTGGCGGTGTCGCTACCGGGGCGCCCGTCGCGGTAGCTAAGGGCACTGTAACCACATTGCAGGCCATCGCGCGCGGCGTTGGGTTTGGCGGTGTTGCAGGAGCCGGGTTCTCCGAGGGGGACGTTGTAGACCGTGCCGTGGGTACTGGTGTTGGCGCCGCTACTGGCGGGCTATTGGGCGGCGCTACACATGTCACTGTGCGGGCTATCGAGCGGTTTTTTACCGGCAAGATGACCAAGGTTGACCGGACTGCGTTCAAAAACCTGATCCAGGCGTTCGAGGATGATGGCATCCCGGTTGAAGAAGCCATCCGCAAGCTGAAAGTGGCCCAGGAATCGGGCGCGAAACCGGAAGTCTTGGCGGATTTTGGCGGCGATAACGTTCGCGGTATTCTTGCGCGATCAATCGCGACGCCTGGGCCGGCCCGCACACAGGCAAAGGCAACATTTGAGCCGCGCGAAGCTGGGCAGGCTGAGCGGGTATTCCAGGATGCTATTGACGCGCTGATCCCGAATCAAAATTACAAGCGTGTCGCCATCGATCTAAAGCAATCAGCGCAGAATGCAGCGAAACCTTTCTATGAGAAGGCATATTCTCAGCCGCTAGCCGATCAAGGTCAACTCTATAACGTCAATGATCTGTTGGAGGTCATGAATCGACCGACGATCAAGCAATCTTACAAGGTCGCCAGAAAGATCGCGCAGGACCGAGGTGACCCACTACCAGAGATCATGGATAAAAAGGGAAATATCGTTGATACCCCGGACGTTGAGACCATTGATTATATTAAAAAAATGGGCATTGACGCTGTTTTGAACAAGAAAAAGGACGGGTTAGGCAGGATAGACGCCGGCGACCCTGAAGTGCGGTCCATTCTTGATCTGAAGACGCAACTCATGGACATTGTCGATGATCTGTCACCGGATTACAAAAAAGCGCGGGCATTGTACGCCGGGGACATGGAGCTTGCGAGCGCTGTGCAGTTTGGTGAAGATTTAATCAAGAACTCTAAAAAAATGACCAATTTCGACCGCATCGCAGATCAGTTTAACGGCATGTCTGCAAGCGAGCGGGATTTCGCGCGCATCGGCGTTGCTCGATACATTGCGGACGTTATCGAGAATGCGCCCGATACCATGAATGCGCTTTCTGCCGTCGCCAAGACGCCGCGCATTCGTGAGGTGTTTCAAATGGTCATGCCGAATGAAAAGGCCGCCGAGCGATTCGCGCGTTCGGTTGAGCGTGAAAGGGAAATGTTCCTAACTTCCCAGCGCGTTGGGTTGCACAAGGGGAGCCGAACAAACGTTTTACAGAGTGAGGCGGCGAACTTTATCGAATCCTCTGGCGTTAGCGGTTCTGACATTCTTACGGCGGCATTGACTGGAGATGTTCGCAGCGCAGCCGGCCGAGCGTTCCTGCGCATGGCCGCGACCGATCAAAAGGCAATTGAGCGCGATATGGCCGAAATATTTGGGCGCGCTCTGATGGCATCCGAGCCGGAAAGCATTGCTCGGTTCCTGGTGCGCCTTGAGAGATTCTCAAAACAGCAAGTCAAGGTCGGCGCGGCTGAGTCCGGTGCCATCCGGGGGGCTGCCATCGCGGCGCCTGGAGATGGCGAAGGGCTCACAATGCAATGATAAGAAGCGCAAGCAACGATGATAACGCGCACCCGACTACGAACCCGCGTTTTGCGCCCCATTCAACGCCCCATTCATATAGGAATTTGTCCCTTTCAGTTAGGTTGCAATACTTAAACGGCTGCGGCATAATGAGGCTCCATGGTGGACGGTTGAAATGACTATATCATCCCTTGACTTCGGCCCGAATAAATATTTCGGAAATGGTTCGACCACTGCCTTTTCGTCTACGTTTGAAGTCATTAGCGCGGATAATCTTAAAGTTGAGTTGCTGCTTGAAGGCGCTTCCGCGTCTGTTGTCCAGACATCACCAACTGATTACACCGCGACCGTGGCCGGCGACAATAAGGTTACGGCAACGTTTGTCACGGCGCCTCCTGCTGGTTCTGTGATCACGCTTTCGCTTGACGTCGAGCCGACGCAGGAGGCGGACTTCACAAACAACGATGAGTTTGACGCGGAAGTTTTAGAAGATGCGTTAGACAAGCTCACATTACTGATCCAGCAAACAAAATCGACCGGCACACTTCAGGTTAGTTTGCCTGCTTCGGCGGTGAATGTGGACCAAACGCTGCCGAGTGTTATTTCGGGGCGTGCTCTGAAGTGGAACGCGGCGGGGACCGCGATCACAAATACAACGGTTGACCCAGATGTGACGGCAACAACCGTCGCGGCGAACGCTTCGCGCCTTTCGACCGTCGAAGCCCAGGTTCAATTGATTTCCGGCGCCGCTCTCGTGCCACCCGTGCAGATCGAACTGGTCGAGGGGCAGGCATCTTATTCTTTGGGGCCAACGTGGCCGGTTGATCAGCTAGACGAAAAAACATATGACGTCGCGATTGACGGCATTGTTCGCTACCCGACAGTTGATTACACGGTTGAGGTTATTGCGAATGAGATGAATGTGACGCTGACGAGCGCGCCGGCCGCAACGGGCGCGGGCTATCGCGCAGGCGCCATCATGCTCGTCCGCCTCGCTTCGTCTCAGGTGACGCAAGATTTGATCACTGATGGGTCAATTGAGCAAGTTAAGATCGCGGCGCGGGCGCTTGAGATCCTTGGCGATAAGTTCGCGCAATATCCACAATGGGCGAACAGGTGCGTTGCTTTTGATGCCTCGGGGCAGCTTGTTGCGAGGCACCGCGATTACATCGGGGCATTGCAATATTTTGCGATGCCGGCGGCGAACCTTGAGCCGGGCTGGTTGCAGCTAACTGGCCAGCATGGCGTTAGTGTGCAGAACGTATCGCGCACAACCTATGCGGAATTATTCGCTAAGCTTGGCACAAGCTGGGGCTCTGGGGACGGTTCGACAACGTTCGGTCTACCGCCCGGTGACTTGTTCCTACTCGGCGCGGTTGGCGCTTACACGTTCGGCGACACGGGTGGCGCGGCGACGCACACTCTAACAGGGGACGAATTGCCCGCGATCACGCCAACGGGCACGGCGTCAAGTGCCGGTGCGCATACGCATAACGTGCGAGTCTCGACGTCTGGCGGGTCTGGAAGCTCGATAACCCGCGAAAGCAGCTCAACCCAGCTTGAAGACAGGGCGACAAGCTCCGCCGGCGCGCATACGCACACGATCACCCTTGATCCTATCGGGGGCGGGCAGGCTCATAACAACATGCCCCCATACATGGTAGGAACCTTGGCAATCTTCACAGGAGTCTATCCCTAATGGTAGAAAATCGCCCTGATTGGTCTATGCTCGAAGCTGCGGTTGGGGATCTGTTAGACCCTCCGGGCGACGACCTGATCCTTCCGCTTGCAAACGCCGTGACTGGGGATTACGTCGGCTATACTCAGGTTGGGCTCCTGCGCGCCGGCCTTGGTGGGCAGACGAATATTCTCACTGACGCGCCGAATATTACGGGCTCGGATGCCAGCATCATCGCCGACCCGTCGAAGGTGGGTGTCGAACTTAAAGTCAAGTATCTAACGCCCGGAACGGGCATGGATGCGTTTACGGTCGACGCGGATAGCATTACGTTCAACGTAGACATCGGGACTACATCGGGAACGGTAGCGGCTGGCGATGATTCAAGGATCGTCGGCGCGTTGCAGGCTGCGGCGACTGACGTTTCGAGCGCCGGTTTCGTTCTCGACGAAGATGACATGGCCAGCGACTCGAACACGAAAGTCCCGACACAGCAAAGCGTCAAGGCGTATGTCGATTCTGCTACTGGCGGCGTCAGTCAAGACGCTTACAAGACGATTGTGGCGGGCAGCGATACAATCGTCGCGTCCGGCGCTGATGACACAGTTATCTTTGAGTCAGGCGGCAACCTCACAATCACGGGCAGTTCAAGCCCGGATAAGGTCATAATCACCGGGCCTTCGCCAACCGCAGCCACGGCGGCCGGGGCTGATACGCAAGTCCAGTTCAACGACTCCGGGGCGCTTGGCGCGTCGTCAAATCTGACATGGAGCGGAACGGCGCTCGGCATTACGGGAAATATCACCGTATCGGGGACTGTCGATGGCCGCGACATTGCAACGGACGGATCGACGCTGGACACGCTCGACACTGACGCACAGCGCGTTCTCGCTGAAGGCGCATTCGTCGACGGAGACAAGACCAAGCTGGACGGGCTCACCAACATCGCAACGCTTGGCGATGTCCCTGATGTCACGTTTTCGGGGCTGGCTGATGGTGACATTGTTCGGCGCGGCGCTTCGGCGTTCGAAAATGAAGCGCCGGTTGAAGCAACGTCTGACTTGATCACTAATGCGTCGACAGTTACGGGCGAAACTGTCACGGCGGCGCTTGATGATCACGAGGGGCGCATTGATACGCTGGAGGCCGCGCCAAGCGGTGGCGGGTCAAACGCGATTGAGGGGGCGATCAGGACGACAGGCAACGTAACATCGACCGCTCTTTTGCAGGCATTTGAGACGGAGACAGAAACAAGCCTTAGGTTTTTAAGCGGCACAATAACGCAAGACACGACCATTTCGGCGCCGCCCGACACGAATATTACAGACGGCCGATTTGTATGGGTGCGCAACTCGACCGGCTACAATGTGATCATCGACAATACAAACATTCTTTTGCAGGACTTCAATACCAACGCAACACCGGCGAGCGTTACGATAGCCACGGGCACAAAGCTGAAGCTACGGCTTCTTAAGGGGGCGACCCCAAGATTCTACTACGAGACATAAGGGTACAGACATGGCACTTCCGAGAATATTCAAATTCAGGGCCTTAGAGGATTTTATGTGGATCATCGAAAGGCCCATCGCAGATGAGACGGGCATTGCGCGCAAGGTTGAAAGAAAGGGCGTCTATTCTACCGGTGGAATTTACAATTGCACCGACCAGCAACGCCACGACGCGCTTCGCGTGAAATGCGAGAAGTGGGAAAAGGAGGGAAAAATCGAGATTATCCCTCTTACGAATGAAAAGTTGGTTACTATAGAGTTCGGAGAATAATTATTATGGCACGCATTTCTCTAGGCATCCGCAACGGCATGTTGGATGCGATCGAAACCGCCGTTGGCACCGCGCCGAACCTTGACCTTCGCACCGGGGCCCCGCCAACCAATCTGACGGACAGCGCGAGCGGCACCCGCCTCGCATATGACGCCTTGCCGTCCGACTGGCTCGCGGCGGCGTCGAGCGGCAGCAAAGCCAAAGCCGGCACATGGACGCTCACAGGTGACGCGGACGGCGATATCGGTCATTTCGTGCTAGTCAATACCGCCGGCTCGACAAACCATATTGACGGCACCGTGACGGCCACGGGCGGCGGCGGCGACATGGAAGTGAACAACGTCTCCATAACTACGGGGCAAACACTGACGGTCGACACGTTCACAATCACCATGCCGGAGTCATAAGATGGCAACCGTTATTCCGACGACGTACACTGACGCGCAAGCGTTGGCGACTGACGCCCGCAAAGAAATCCTCGCGGCCAAAAAGCAGGGCCGTGACGCCATCACCTCGCTGGCGGCCG